GGTAACTGAGGCGGTTGAGAATACTCCCGAGCCAGTTGCAGAAGAACCGCAGAGTGAACCAGTAGCAGAAGAGCAGACCAAACCAGTAGAGGAGGGCGAGAAAAAGCCTAATCCAAAACTTGAAAAACGGTTTTCTGAGTTAACTAAGCAACGTGAATTGGCCCGTCAGGAAGCTGATAGGGAGCGTCAAAGAGCTAGTGAATTAGAGGCACGTTTACAGGCTTTAGAAAAGAAAGCCGAGCCTGCAAAGGCAGAGCAGACAGATCAAGAGCCGAGGCCGAGTGATTTTACCGATGCGTTTGAATATGCAAAAGCATTGGCAGAATATTCGACTGCTAAAGCGTTAAGAGAGAGAGACAAGGTAGAGGCCGAGCGTAAGGTCAATGAAGAGCGCCAAAAGGTTATGACTTCTTGGCAAACCAAATTAGACCAAGCCAAAGCTGAACTACCTGACTATGACGAGATGATTGCTAGTGCTGGGGACATAACAGTTTCCGACCAAGTAAGAGACTCGATACTAGAGAGCGATGTAGGGCCAAAGATTCTTTACCATCTGGCTGAGAATCCCGAAGTTGCACAAAGGTTAAATAGTCTATCACCCTCAAGTGCTTTAAGAGAGATTGGTAAGTTAGAGGCTAGGTTTGAAAAGACCGTAGAAGCGCCTAAGACTACTGTGAAAAAGAGTAACGCACCCGCACCGATCAATCCGATCCGAGGTGGTACTAACGTTGATGTGCCGATATCAGAAAACGGAGAGTTTACTGGGTCGATACATGAATGGAAAGCACTACGCAAATCTGGAAAGATACGGTAACATTTTTATTTAAAAAGGAAATCGAAAAATGGCAAATAATCTGCTAACGATATCCAAGATCACCAACGAAGCGTTGATGGTTTTGGAAAACGAACTCACTTTCACAAGTGAAGTTGACCGTAACTATGATGACCAATTCGCTGTGGTATAAACGCCTGCCTCAGTTTTTACTGTGAATTTTGCGTTGAGGTGGCAAGATTGGTAACACAGTAAACGTCCGTAAAAGATCAGGTATGCGGACGAAAAAGTTTCTCTGATTGACTTGGAAACCTTGAGGAAGGTGACAGGGGGCAAGCGAAAGCAGCCTGAACGACTAAGTGAGAAACCCCGAAAGGGATGCGATAGTCTGAACAGCGATATAACCTAAAAGAAGTCGCTGAGTTTGAGCCGAAGAGCTTGAACCGCCAGAAATGGTCAGTAGCCGAAAGGTGAAAGTAACAGAATGAGACCTGGAAGATTTGTAGGCACTACTGGCCCAGCGTTGAACGTTGAGGACTTTAACGAGACATCAGTCCCTGTTACATTGTCCACACAATTCCACGTTGACACACAGTTCACTACACAAGACTTGGCACTCAGCCTTGATATGTTTAGCGACCGTGTACTAAAGCCTGCAGTTGCTGCTATCGCCAACAAGATTGACCGTGATGGTTTGACAATGGCTGCTCTTCAAACAGCAAACATCGTTGGTACGGCTGGTACACCTCCAACAGGTTTAATCACCTATTTGACAGCTGGTGCTTATCTTGACGCTGAAGGCGCACCAAGAGACGGACGTAGAGCTTGTATCGTTGAGCCTTTCACATCTGCAACAATCGTTGACAGCTTAAAAGGTTTGTTTATGCCCCAAGAAGCGATTGCTGAACAGTATCGCAAAGGCCTGATGGGAAGGGATTCCGCGGGAACAAATTGGAAATTGGATCAAAACGTTGTGAGCCAAACATTTGGTTCATACTCAGGTAACACATTGTCTGCTGATAACACAGCTGCAACAGGACAAGTTGGTTATTTGACAAGCGGTTGGGCACAGTATTCCACAATCCAGATCAAAGCATCTGCTTCAAGCACATTGAACGCTGGTGATGTAATCCAGATTGCTAACCTGTACGCAACTAACCCACAAAACCGTCAGGCTTATGGTTCAGGCAAACTCCGTAACTTCGTTGTCCAATCTACTACAACAGTAGGTACAGGCGCAACAAACATTCAAGTTAGCCCTGCAATCATCATCGGTGGTCAGTTCCAGAACACAATCGTTGTTGGTACAACTTCTTCAACAGCAGTTGTTACACCATTCAACAACACAGGTACATTGTCACCACAAAACATCCTGTTCCACCGCAATGCGTTCACACTCGCAGTAGCCGATCTCGAGCTACCAGAGGGCGTACACTTTGCTGGTCGTGCAAGCGACAAGGAAATTGGTCTGTCAATGCGTGTGGTACGTCAGTACACCATCAATAACGACTCAATCCCAACAAGGCTTGATGTTCTTTACGGATGGGCACCTTTGTACCCTGAACTCGCCTGCCGTATTGCAGCCTAATTAATTTTTTAAAAAGGAAAATACAAAATGGCAAATCCAGGACCAGCAACCACAGTATCGGCTCATCCAAGTAATGTCACAACGAACCAAGCGTTGCGTGTTATCGGTGTAGCTAAAGGTGTAAACCTCAACGCAACAGGTTTGACATCATTCCCTGTTAACAACTCTTCAGCTTTCATGCCTAAAGAATTGATCGTTACAAACGTCAATAACGCAGGCGCAGCAGCTTCGATCTCCACATCGACAGCATTGGGTATTGTTAGCACAGCCTCTACGTCAGCAACTAGCTTGTTTGGCGCAATTGCTCCATCACAATTGACTACCGTTCTCGGTACATCTTATGTTGATGCTGCTTCTGCTGCTATTCAAACTTCACTTGCTAACCAAACTTTGTATGTAAACGTAACAACAGCAGCTGGAACAACAGCGACTGGAGACGTATACGTCTATGGCTACGATTTCAGCTAATCCGGCCTGAAATTGAGGAAAGTCACCCTCAAAAGGGGTGGCTTTTTCTCTTTTTAAAGTTACAATTAACCCAGTTTTTCAAAGGAAAAATCATGTCAAGCACCACCATCGCCAGGGGTAATATACTTGAGCAATTCGTAATTGCGCCAAACCTTACTCCAGCAGCTCTCACAACCTCCTCTGTACAGTCTTTACAAACATTTGCAATCCCTGGCCTTTTGTCCACAGATATTGTGACTTTTTTGCAATATCAAGGTAACCAAACGTCCAACATTGCAATCACAAACTGTGACGTAGCAAGTGCTAACGTTTTAACTGTTCAGTTCCAAAACGTTTCAGGCGCTGCGACAGCAATCACTCCGGCAGCAGGCGTGTATGACTTTAAAGTCCACCGCGTTGAAGGTTTACCAATCGCTGTTAACGCTGCTTAATCATGGCAAATACAAGCGTTTATCGTCCCGTAGGCCCAACCTACGCTGTAGCGGTTACAACGACAGCCAGTAATTCTTTGAGCGTTATCCCAACAGGTAATGACCAAATCAATTACTGTGCGTTCTTGAACACCGCGACTACGCCTGTTGCTATTTCAATTGCTCCTTTAAATCCTACAAGCATTACAGCTCCCGCAGCGGTACTGCCAACCGCAGGAAACACATCAACATCGTTTGTCTTAGGCGTATCTATGTCTCAGCCAACCGTACTTGCTGTTCCTGCTGGTGGATTTAACCTGAGCGCAGTTGGAACTGCCACAACTATTTATGTAATGCCTGTTGCGGATCAATCATGACCAATCAAGTAGCATCTACACAATCAATCAATACTGTTGCGGTATTGACTTATGACACTTTACCAACTGTTTCATCTGGATTTGGCGGTTCAAATGTCCAAGTTTTGGGCAATCAAATCGGCATTTTCAGGGTAATTTTTGGTAGTACAGCAGGAAATACGGGGACTTTTACGTTTCCTTTTGCTGCTCCTAATGGTTGGTTGGTTCAAGGTTATGACATCACCAATGGCACAACATTGTTCTTGCAACAAGTAGCGTATACAACTACAACAGCAACAATGAACAGCTATAGCATCACAACTGGTGCTTTAGCGAATATGTCAGCTGGTGATACTTTAATCTTTACTGCTCAACCATTCTAATGAGTGCCCCTGCCTTAACCCAAGATCAAAACTTATTGCCAGTACAGGCGTATTTTGACGTTTATGGCAATTTTCAGACGTTTATAGGTCAGGGGCAACCATTTACAGCTACGATTAGCCCAATTCAATCTGGGTTAACAATCACAAACAGTACGATAAATAGTACGACTATTGGTGCGGTTACTCCGTCAAGTGGTGCATTTACGACATTTGCAACTCAATCTGGAACGGTTGCTAATACTCCGGTTAATTCAACCGATATAGCCAATAAGTTGTATGTTGATTCAACCGCTGCTGGACTGAGTTGGAAACAACCAGTTCTTGTTGGTACAACTGCTAACATTACGTTATCCGGTTTGCAGACAATTGATACGGTAACAGTTACAGCTGGTGCGCGTGTTTTGGTTAAAAACCAGAGTAATCAGGCGCAAAACGGTTTGTATTTAGCGTCTGCTGGTACTTGGACTTATTCCCCTGATGGTAATGTTTGGAATGATTACATTTCGGCATTGGTATTTATTGAATCAGGTAGCCAAGCTGGGGGCGCATGGTACTCGCCTGCTCAACCTGGTGGAACGCTTGGAACGACTGCGATTACATGGTCGCAATTCTCCACTTCTGCTACTTATTCAGCAGGCACAGGGTTATCACTATCTAATTACCAGTTTAGTATTACGCCAGTCGGTACGGCAGGCACTTATGGTTCTGCCAGTAGTGTTCCAGTATTTGTTACAAATGCATCTGGTCAAGTTTCATCTGTAACCAATACCACAATTAGTATTGCACCTAGCCAAATTAATGCAACCATTCCTAATTCTGGACTCACAAACTCCACAATTTCAGGGGTTTCACTTGGCTCTAATTTATACAATTTGACTGCTGGAACTAATATTA